GTCTTTAAGTGCTAAAACAAGTATAATAATAGAATATAAGCATAAAAATAGATTAAATCACTTAAAATAATAATTATCTATTACTTATATATAGAGAATAATGATGTTTAACTTTAATGATTTACCAAATGATATTAAAATCAAGATCTTAAGTATTCACGAAGAAAATAACTTTAAACAACATAAGCTAAAGTTCAATAAAATTTTAGATGAATTAGAAACTTCTGTAGAATGGACTAGAGAATATTTCTATGATGAATCTGAAGAAGATAATATAATCGATAAAGAATGGGGTTTTGGTAATGCTTTAGTTGATGCTATCAAAGATATAAACTTTAGAAACTTATCTTTTAAAACAGCTGAAGAAATATATGAGAATTACATATATCATTATTAATATTTAAAAAATAAAATCTATAAGATTGTATAGAGAATAATGACAATTTATAATGGATGTGATGGCTCACTAAATTTGTATTATAAAGGTTTGCTTATTAGTTCTTTTGCTTTAACTAAAAAGAAAACATTCGATAGATATGAATATCAAGGTGAATACTTAATATTAAAATCCATGAGAGAAAAATTGAATATTAACCAAATAAAATTAACATTAACTTATTTTTGTGATATTATCTATAAAAGAAAATTAAATAAACAACCAATCAGAAGAAGCGACCACGAATATTTTATATCTTGTTTATTTGGATTACTTAAATTAAAAGTTATTGATAATGATGAAGCTAATGGATATTTAATTATGCCTCGCCGTAAGTTGTCCCAACTTAAAACATCCAAACTCAAAAACTAATAAACCTATTGTTAAAACTTTATAATTCATATATTATATATAATATTTTATTTCTTAAATTTAACATTATATTTCTTTGTTATAGATTCATCTGCTTTTCGAGCATTACCTCCTAGAATATAAGAATATACCCTAGCATAAGCCCAGCTTTGTGGTGTTTGATTAGCTCTAGATCCGCTAGAAAAATAAGCCCCCTCTCCTTTCTTAAATACTTCATCTATAGCTTTGAAGGGTATCCCAGTAACTTTAGCTATATTTCTTTTACTTCTACCACCCTTCATCTTATCTAATTCTTTACCATACTTTTTATCAAATTTAACCGTCCATGACGATTTTTTAGGTTCTACTTTTGTTTTAGGTCTAAATGTCCCTTCAAAAATAGATTTAACTTGTTTTCTTCTATCATTACCTTTTAAACCTTCTACATATGTTTTAGGGACTAATCTTGATTTTCCTTGATATGTGATTTTAACTTTCTCAACCATTTATATTATCTAATAGATTTTTTAATGGTTTAATATTTTTTTGTTTTATATCAATACAATCATCGAACTCATCTTTGCCTCTATCACATCTTCCTCTTTTTCTAATCTCATAATCACTACTCCTATGCTCCCAGCCATATATACCATCATTACATCTCCATAAATAGAAAATTCTTAAATGTGGAGCTTTCTTCAATAATTCATCTCCTTTAACTAACTTATTTTTACCAAAGAATAAAGTATCATATTGATTATGTTTTATTCTTCTACTTTTTATCTCTATAAAATATTCTTCATTATATTTATCGAACTCATAAAATTTACCCATTTCTGGATTGAACTTTGACTTAAATAATTTACCAAACTCTTGTTCTAGAATATCATGTATTTCTTCTTCACTTTTAAAACCAAAATCTAAATCTTTCTTAAGTTTCTTATAATCCATTATTATACTTATAACATAGAAAATAAATTTGGATAAAACGCATTTAATCAAAAACAACTATTATTGGTTTTTCTTTAGTTGCTCTTCTAATCGATAATTTATATATTATTTGTTGTTTAATTATTTTATTGTTGTTTAATTCTTCTTCAACATCTTCAGTAATTATAGGATTCACATTATTTTGACAATAAGCACTTAAATTATATAATCTACAAGCTCTTCTCACACTTGGCAAATCTCCCCACATATATATCGACATAATATCTTTATAAGGATCTTCAGCATTTTTATATGTTACCATGTCGAATATATAATCATTTTTAGCCCACTTAATTATCTTTTTTGCTTTAAACATTATATCCTTTTTTTGTTGTGTAGTTGGTCTTTGTTTTTTAGAAGGATTCTTCAGATAATCTTTTAGTTCTGTTAAATTTGTTATTTTATCATTATATTTAACATCTTTAAAATAATATTCAAGATTACTCACTATTTTACCTTTTGTCAATTCTTCATCTATAATAACTCCTAGCTTTCGAAACAAACCTACAATATCTTTTTTCGAATGAGTTTTATCAATTAACATTTTTATTTATAATATATTATTTATTTTTTTTTTGTCCTATATACTTAAAAGGATGCCCTACAAAACTGGTAAATTTAAAGGTGAATTGACAACTCCAGAAATCAGAAAACTTATCAAAGCTCATAATGTATTAGTATCTATTAAAATCCCAAAAGGTTCGAAAAGAGAAGATATAATGGCTCTTATCAAAAAAAATGGTTATAAAGTGAATCATGAGAAACAAGAATTAGAGCCAGTAGTCCAAATGAAGAGAAGACCTAAAGTAAGTATGAAGAAAGCAGAAAAGGTATTACCTAAACCTAAAACTGCTGAAGAAAAAGCCGCAGCAAAGAAAGTAAGAGTTAAGAAACAACAAGAAAAAGAAACTGAAGCATTCAAGAAAAGAGAAGCTCAAGTAAAAGCAATAGGTAAGGTTGTAGCTAGAAGAAAGAAAGGAGAAATAAAAGAACCAAAAGAAATGGTATATCCTACATTTACTTCTCTTAAAAAACTTGAGAAATATTTTATAGAACAAATAAACAAATTTATGAAGACAGAAGGTATGAGATTTGTTAATAAAATTAAATCTCCTAAAATGACAGAAAAACAAATAAAAGATGGTAGAAGAGATCTCAGAAAATTATATTCTAAAAGAGTTCTTGAAATTTTAGAAGCTAATGAGGATTTATTTGATGAAGATGATAATGGTGACGAAAAATATGAAGAACTTGAAGAACTTTATGAGAAAAGATTCGAACCAATATCTAAAGCAGTTGTTAAAAGAATAAAAGAACTAAAGTAAATTTTATTCATCTTTAGGTTTTTTAACATATGTATCTAATGCTACTTGTTTCGAATGACCCATAACTTTATTATCTTTCTCCAACTCATCCTTCATATCACCATATTTACTTGATAAATATATCTTTCTTAAAAGAGTTGTTGATATCGATTTACCCATGTATTTTTGTGAATATTTAATCAATACTTTACTTAATTCTATTCTAGTTAATGGCTTACCAGTTGAAGTTTTGAATAAAACTCCCATACCATTCATCTTCAAATAATATCTTAATATTTTTCTTAAATTTGGGTCTTCAATTGGTAAATCTAATTCTTCATATTTTTTACTTGTTTTATATTTATTTAATACAAAATATATTTTACCTTTTGAAGGAACAACTAAATAATTATTTTGTTTCTTTTCTTCATCACTTAATTTCTTGTATTGTGCTTGATTAATAGCTATCATACCAGCAACATCATTTCTAAATGGCATTCTAGCATAAATATTGAATAATGTATAAGCTTGAAGTAAAGCCATTTCTTTTTTAGTTATATTATCTTTACTTTTCTTTTTTATTGGTTTGAGATCTTCTGCCATCTTATTTATCATCTCGAATATCTCTTCAGTTGTGGCGAAATTTTTGGATTGTTTTTCTGATATAACTCCACTTTTTTGCTCGTCACTATATTTATCATTTAATTCATCTCTTAATTTACCATATTCTTCTAATAAACCATCGAACTCTTCTTCATGATTCAAAGCCATTAATAATACAATAACAGCATTCAATATATTGCGTTGAGATAAATAATGTAGATTACTAATTTTATCCATAACATCTTTGGGCTTCTTTAAGAAATCATATCCATTAGTATCGTAAATTTTCTGTAGTTTTTTGAGATTCACAACATATTGTTTTACTGTATTTGTTTTTAATTGAGGTCTAGATTTTTCTATTTCTTCTGTTGGATTTTTACTTTCTATCTTCATATTTATATTATAAAGATAGATTATTTTTAAAATATAAAAAACGAAAAAAATAATATAAAAAGTGTCTGGGGTAAATGTGAGAAATAAATTGTGTTTGGGATATAGCTTCAACTAGTTTTTTTTTTGATATTTACCCCAGACACTTTTTCTTGACAATCTAAATATTCGACTATTTGTTTTTGTGTTTCTAATAATTTATATATCAATTCATACAATTCATCATTTTTAGTTTCTTGTCTTAAAAACTCTCTTTTATATTTTCTAAATTTGTCTTCATATTTCTCACATCTCTCACATTTCTTTCTACAACACTTCATTTATATTATGTTATAGAAATTAATTTATGCGAAATAACAATTAAATTGTCCGTTTTCGATTGTAGCAATCTTGAGTAATTCAACATAAACACGAAGAGTATATGTGCCATTAGTAAGCCCAGTAGGTATCTTATAATGGAGATCCATACCCTTATTATTGATACGCTCACCTTTATTTGGTCTAACAGAATTCCATCTCATTATTTCTTCAATACCAGTTTCTTTTGCTCCTTGAGCTAGACCTTCAAATGTCTCATCAGTAATACTTGAATTACCAGACCTCTTAACAATCTCATCATGAGTAAGCATAGGAACTCGTCCTTCAGCAGCGTGAGTAGTAGCAAACTGAAGTGCTGAGTTCTTTCTATCAACAGAAAACTCAAATCTATCATTATATAAAAGATTATATTCAAGACCCATATCACCAAAGGCGGTTGTGCCATTAAGAAGAGATTTAGATATGAAATTTGCGTTTGACTGAAGACCAAAAATAACCTTCGAACATAGACGACCATTACCACCAATAGGAAGAACAACACTAGCAAAATCATCAGTAACAGCATCATTCTTCACACCAGTTCTTTTAGTGAGGCGATAATCAGCATATTGGAATGTTAGTTTAGGATTCTGCTGGGCGTATTTATCCATAATATCTCCATCATAAGTAATACTATCATAAATAAGTTTTACCTCATTCTGATTTACTTCAAATCCTAAAGCATCCCCAGCATCAGCATTATTCACACATAAC